ATGTCAGCACCAGAGACGATACCGTCAGGTGTGAAGGGACCAGCCTTCCTGTGACTGTCAATGAACTCACGTTCACGGCCCTTGAGGATGTAGTCGTTAGGGTCTTTGAGTGTCATCTTAACAAGGCGTACCTTGCGTGGATCAAACAACTCAGCGACAGCTAGGGCTGCATTCTGTCCGGCAGTGTCACTATCAAAGCAGACATTGATCTTCTCAAAGCTATCAAGCCACTCATAGTTACGTTTGCAATCCTGCACTGCACCTGAGGCACCGTTGATTACTGACACACACGGCTCTGCCATGAACATCATCTGATACGCAGCCATTGCATCGAACTCACCCTCTGTAATGGTGACTGACTTGCCACCCTTAGAGAATGCTGACTGTCCGAACAGGTCTGCCTTGGCATTGCCGTTGAACTTGAATGTCTTCTCTTGCAAGCCTCGTTGCTTGAAGCCAGTAGCCTTACCATCCAAGGTATAGATCAGGTTAACCTGTCCGTTAGATGTGAGTGCCTTGTATTTCTCAGCCACTGCCTTAGTTAAACCACGGCTAGGGATAGCTGAAGGCGTACCCGTAACTGGTGGCAGAGGCTTGACTGAGGTTAGGTGTGGCTGTGGCATGTTGTCCTCCTCATCATTGAATGTTTTAGTTTTACAGACGTAGCAGTAAGCACCGTCCTCGTGTGGATAAACACCATCACTACTCCCGCAGCTTAGGCATGGCTGGTGTTTCTTGTGTTCGTAGTCCATCGAATAGTTCAAACTCTTGTGCCTCCTTTACCTTGGCTATACACTTAGGGCAAGGAGACCATGACTGTTTGTCTTCTTCCCAGTATATCTCTGTGCCCTGTGTCATAGCATTACATATATAACAACGCATGTCTAGTCCTCCTGTTTACCGTGCAAAAGTCCTAGCACGATTAGTTTTAGTGCAATATAAGGCCACACAAAGGCCGTGAATAAGTAACTTACCTCAGCACCTTCTTCATCTGAGGAGAAAGCCTCAAAGAAAAACAGGACGCCTAGAAGATACATAACAAATGCACCGTATAAAAATTCTATAGTCAATTCATACTCCTCTTTCTGTTCTGGTATGCACCCTCAGTCTGATGGAGGGATGCTAGGATGTCAAGCAATTGTTGATAACGAACCACAACAACATCCTCAGTGTCACCCTCTGGGTCATCCTGTGCAAGGAAGACAGTCCCATCATCTGTGATGTAAACCTTTAAGTCTTCGTGCTCACCAGTCTCATCCATTGAGATGATCTTAACGTGGTCAAACTCAAACTCAACAGTAAACACTACAGCTTCTCCTCTCCATTTAGTTGATTGATACGCATCTCAGCATACCGGATCACCTTCTTCAAGTCAAGGATTTCACTGGCATCCCTTGTCTTACCAGCGTATGCCTTGAACCCTGCACGACTAGCATACTTAATGATGTTACCCCGCCAGAAGTCAAAGCTATTGGACATGATGTAGGTGATAGGTTCTATCTCCCACCGTGCATAGTGCTCAGGCTCATTGACAATATCAGGTGTGTGTTCTGATAACACTGCATCACTAAACTCGTGGTCTCGCATTACACTCTCCTTGTATGCTTTCTCTTCTACTAATAGTTTCTTCCACTGGCTGTTAATCATTCTTCCTCCAAACAGAAGCCACACCATGTGGACTTACTTGCATTACCACAGCTGACACATTTACGCCAGCCATTCTTTTCATCACGATCTTGAGCTGCTCTACGTTCCTCTGGTGTCATGGGTCTAATCATAGTTATTTCTACCCTCTGTCATTGCACAGATCATAATACTTATAGGACAACTGCTCAAACTTCCACTGGTATAGCTGCTGCATACCAATCAGGGCGTTCATCAGTTCATCCTCATTAGGCGCACACATAACGTCACCTACCTGTTTGTACATTGTCTCAAGATCGTTACACACACGCCAACAATCTAGTATCATTGGCTCCAGTTCCTGTAGTTTAGTCATCTTTCATCTCCTTGTTATGTTTACGAAACCTCTT